AGTGCGCTGGTTTCAGGAAACAGGACGGGATCAGGTCAAAGTCAACCGCGACAAATTGACCATGATGCTGTTCGACGCACATAGCCATTCGGCTACGGCAACAGAGGAAATTGCTGCTGTGCGTGAGCTGGGAAAGATGCACGGATTATATGAATCTGACCAGCAGAAAATGAGGGCTAACCAGGTTAACGTCGAAATCAAAGTTAGCAAGTACGAAAATATGAGCGACGAAGAACTGATGCGAATTGCCGGTATCGACTCACTGGAGCCTGAAAAGGATTTCCTCGAGCACCAACCTGGCGATGACATCGACCAAACAAAAACCGACAACTGACACGACTGAGGCGAGAGCCTTACTCGCTCAACGCGAACTGGCCCGGCGCCGGTTACTGCCGTTTATTCTTTTGTTTGAACCTGCATACCAGGCCGGGTGGGTGCATAAAGACATCTGCGCCAAACTGGAAGAATTCACGCAGGGCATTGTTGATAAGAAATCTCCCAGGCTGATGCTTTCGATGCCACCGCGACATGGCAAGAGCCTAATCGCCTCCACCTATTTCCCGGCGTGGTTCATGGGCAATCACCCGGATCTTGAAATAATCGCAACGTCCTATTCGAGTTCGCTTGCGTCCAAATTCTCACGGAGCGTCCGGCATCAGTTTCGGGAGCCGCAGTTTGAAAAACTGTTCCCGAAATCCAAACTTGATCCGGATGCCCAATCTATCGACAACTGGTATACGACCAAAGGCGGCAGTTACACGGCCGCGGGTGTCGGGGGTGGTATTACGGGTCGCGGGGCGCATTGCCTCATCATTGATGATCCGGTCAAGAATGCAGAAGATGCCGAGTCGGAAACGTTCCGTGAGAACCTTTTTGAGTGGTTCCAATCTACGGCTTATACCCGGCTTGCACCGGGCGGCGGTGTCATCATTATTCAGACACGCTGGCACCATGACGATCTGGCCGGAAGGCTGGAAGAGATGTCAGAGAAGGGTGACGGTGACACTTACATCAATATCAAGTATCCGGCAATTGCGATTGAGGACGAAGAATTCCGCAAACGCGAGGATCCGCTGCACGAGGAACGCTATCCTGTTTCATCTCTGAAGATGATCAAGCGGGCGGTCGGTCCTCGAACCTGGTCCGCCTTGTATCAGCAGCGCCCGACAGCCGACACCGGTTCGTATTTCAAACGTGAGTGGCTGAAGTTCTATACCCAGACGCCAAGCATTGAGCAGCTGACGATCTATTCTGCGTGGGATTTGGCCATCGGCAAGAAAGAACACAACGATTACACCGTCGGTATTGTCGTGGGCGTTGACCGTAACGAAGACCTGTGGGTAATGGATCTGGTCCGGGGTCGATGGGACTCTATGGAGATCGTCGATCATGTAATGGAGGTCTATCAGCGATGGCACCCGGTCATTAATCTAATTGAGAAGTCTCATATCGAAATGTCCATCGGGCCGTATCTGGAGAAAGCCAAGATCGAGAAAGACTGTCCGGAGGCTTATTTCCATGCGCTCCCGACGGGCCGCCGTGACAAACAGGCCAGAGCCAGATCCATCCAGGGCCGGCTGCAGGAAGGACGGGTCTACCTGCCTAAAGAGGCGAGTTTTACGTCTGACCTGCTGCTCGAAATGATGTCATTTCCGTATGGATCCCACGACGACCAGGTGGATGCGCTTGCGTGGATTGGTCTGTACCTCACCGAGTTCTACACCCAGGGAATCCCGAAACGCAAAAGGAAACTGAGTTGGCGGGACAACCTGCAGAAATTCGTCAAGAAGACTGAACCGACCTACACAGGTCGTTCAGCAATGAGTGCATGACATGGCAACAAAAGTATTGACTAAGTTAGGACAGATGTTCAGGGACAGTTGGACCGGCGGCGCCAGTGGTGAGGCGGGCCGGTACCACAGTAAAGAAGATTGGGAACGATTCAAGTTCAAAGACCTGTTTGACAATGACAAATGGGTCCGTGAACAAATGGTCGATGAAAACGGCAACCCGATGTACAGCGCCCGGACGGGTGAGCCGATCATGACCAGTTACTACAAGCCGTCACAGCGACCACGATCTACGGGTAGTCCAAGACAACCGGGTAGAACAAAACCGGACCGGCGATCTACGGGTAGTCCAACCCAACCCGGCAAAAGCACTGCTTATCGGCCTGTCGATATATCGCCGCCGGAAGAAGCAGGATACGGTGCTGGCGAGTATTACCCGGAAGCAGAGTACGGTGCTGGGTATTACAGCGGTCAAGGCCCTGACTCATCATATTCACCGCGGGTCGGTGATGGGCGGGGTGGACGGCCAACTACCCGCTATAACACACCTTATGAGCATGTTGGCGGGGATGCCAGGATGCTGGAGCGTCCACCTGTGCATATCCACGGGGACGCTAATGTTGCGGAAGGCAATTACACCCCGATTCAGGGGCCACCCGAGCCGGAACACTATGGCCCGGAAGGGCAGATCGCGCATCCGGTGTATAGCCGAAGAGCTCATCTTGGCGCGGATGCGGAACAAGGATTCCGTGACGAACAGGCTGTGGACTCTGCCTATAACTGGCAGGCGAATAACGCCGCCGGGGAATACGTCTATAACCCTTATATCGAGGACGATCTGGCAGATGCCGAAGAACGCCCGCGAGTCGGTGTAGTTCCTGATGCCAATGCCAGTTCCCAAAGAGGCGGGGAAGGATGGACCGATCAATATGGTAATTACCATCCTCCTTACCAGGCGATGGGGGACGAGAATGAGCATGAATTCAATTTAGCCCAGCAACGTCGATTTGGGGATGGGCAAAAAAAGATTGCGCCGACTCGTAATTATCTGAAATCAGAAGAGGGCTACAAGCGCATGCCCTACATCGACCCCATCAGTGGCGAGTGGCATGTGGGCCATGGCCACAAGATTACTGAAGCCCAGGCTAATCAGATTCGTGCGGATGGCGGTTGGAGCAGACGCCAGGCAGGGCAGCAACTCGACCGGGATATTGTTGAGGCGCGGCAAGGCGCGGATCATCTGTTCCGTAAAAATGGTGTGGCGCCTGAGCACATGCCTCCCGGCTTCCGTGAAGCAATCAGCAATATGGTGTTCCAGATGGGGGCAACGGGTGTCGCCCGTTTTGAAGACATGTGGGCGGCGGTTCGCAATGGAGATTGGCAGGGAGTTCTGCGCGAGATGAAAGATTCGGCGTGGGCTAAATCCCAAACTCCTGACCGGGCTGATCAGGTAATTGCTATGGCCAGATCGAGTCTGTCGGTAGGAGGCAGTTAGTGGCTGACGTTCAATCCATTCCGTATCAGTACAACATCGAGATCACCAAAGGTGCGCCTTATGATCTCTACGTCAATCTGGTAGATCGCGTGGACGGTCTGGCTGTGGATCTTTCATCTTCGACTCTGACAGCAGGGATCAAAAGACTGTATAGCGACAGTGCCGTTGAACAGTCGTTTACTTGTACGACTCCTGTGACTGGACAGATCTACGCCAGTCTGAACAGCTCGGAAACATCGGCGTTGGCTTTTGACAGCGGCGTTTATGAAATTATGGCAACAACCACTTCTGGCACACCTTCAAATACCAAACAGGTCAAATTGCTGGTTGGGAACGTTCTGGTTAAGTAATGTCAAACATCGGTCAAACAGTTGTATCGGATGGTCTGTTTAACATCACCATGTATGAGGGTGAAGATTTTTATATTGCCTGCCGTTGGCATGATGACGTCATGGGCGGTTGGTTCCCGTTGCCTTATGAGTTTAACGGGGCGCTATATGGTTCGGAGGAGCATAAAACAGATCCGCAGACACTGAACGTAACCTTGTGCGATCAGTTTCATCCGACAGAGTGGGGTGGTTTTGGCATGCACCTGACTGCGGCGCAAGTGTGTGCTTTGCCGCTGACGAGTGGTTATTACGAAGTTCATGCGGTTGATACCATCACGATGGCGTCTGAGCGGGTTCTTTTTGGAAATTTTGAAGTGAAGCCTGGCGTTCTGGGCTGCTAGGAGAATTATGCCTACTATTACATTAACTGTTGACCGCTCGCTTCATGCAGGCGTAGGTCCTCAAGGACCGACCGGGGCCACTGGAGCGACAGGTGCCACGGGACCGACGGGGCCAGCGGGCGCAACAGGTCCCGCGGGACCGACCGGCGCAACCGGGGCAGCAGGCGCAGCAGCAACTATTGCTGTCGGCACGACTACAACGGGTACCGCAGGCGGTTCTGCGAGTGTCACGAATTCGGGAACATCCGCCGCGGCGGTATTTGATTTTGATATTCCGCAGGGCGCAACGGGTGCCACAGGCTCGACGGGTGCCACAGGCTCGACGGGTGCCACGGGCGCCACAGGTGCTGCGGGGACAGACGGGGCGACCTGGCACACGGCAAGCGGAACACCGGGAGGGGGCGTCGGTGCTGTCGGTGATTTTTACCTCGACTCAGCATCTTCCAAGTGGTACGAAAAAACTGGTTCAACAACGTGGGGTTATCGCGGCGACTTTACCGGCGCCACGGGAGCTACGGGCGCTACCGGATCTACTGGACCAGCGGGGGCTACGGGAGCAACCGGACCAGCCGGCGCGACCGGCGCAACAGGTGCACAAGGACCGCAGGGTCCTGCGGGTACAAACGGCACCAACGGTGCGGATGGATCTACCTGGATCTCAGGAACCGGAACACCAGGAGCTGGTACCGGTGTTACTGGTGACTTCTACCTCGATACGGCTTCCGATGAATGGTACGAGAAGACGGCGGTATCTACTTGGACATTACGCGGCGACTTCACCGGAGCGACAGGCGCCACGGGCGCAACCGGGCCGACGGGTCCTGCGGGTCCAACTGGCGCCACGGGTGCAACGGGCGCCACGGGCGCAACCGGCCCTGCCGGACCAGCGGGGCCAACGGGGCCTACCGGGGCAACAGGAGCAACCGGTGCTACGGGTGCCGGGGTAGCCTCTGGCGGATCAACGAATCAGGTTTTGGCAAAAGCCTCCGGTACGGATTACGACACGGCATGGGTAGATCAACAGGACCCGATAGCAATGGCGATTGCTCTCGGTTAATTTAACTGGATAAATAAGCATGGCTAATACATTTAAGCTCAAAACCGATTCTTCAGTCGGTACATCGTTAACCTCGGTGTATACCGTCCCTTCTGCAACTACGACTGTCCTTATCGGCGCCGTGCTTGCAAATACCACTGCCAGTCAGATCAAGGTCAATGTCCAGATCGTGACTGCAGCTACTACCGGCGAGAATGGTGACGATGTTTATCTCATCAAAGATCTGCCGATTCCTACGGGATCCTCGTTTGAATTGATCGAGGGCAAGATCGTGATGGAAACCGGTGACATCTTTAAAGTGGAATCTGACACAGCATCGAGCCTCGATGTCGCTGTGTCCATTATGGAACAAACCTAATGGGTTACAAAGGCCAAGTTCAGCTTAAAGCGTCTGACCTGAAGCGTCAGACGATAACGGGGTCTACAAGTGCGACCCATACACTTACCTGGTCGCCTCCAAACGAGCAGTCACTGATCATAACAATCAATGGCGTTAAACAGCATGATGCCAGTTATTCGATCACTGCTCCAAATACCCTGGTGCTCTCAGCTGCGCTCGTTGCTACTGATGAGATGGAGGTCATCGGTATCAACGACATCGGCACTACGATCACTCCCGCGCAGAACTCTGTCACGGCAGACACAATAGAAGACGGTGTAATCACTAACGCAAAGATTAACGCATCAGCGGCGATAGCAACCTCAAAGATCAGCGGCCTTGCCACATCAGCGACGACTGACACAACCAACGCCTCAAACATTGCAAGCGGTACGTTAGCGACTGCACGGTTAGGTTCTGGTACAGCAGACGCTACGACATTCCTGAGAGGGGATCAGAGTTGGGCTAGTGCGGGTGGTGATAACAGCCCCGCTTTTGAAGCCCAAAGGCAAACAGACCAATCGATCAGTGATGCCTCAATGACTAAGGTGGAATTGAACGTAGAGATTTTTGACAGCGACTCAGCATTTGATCCAAGCACTAATTATCGCTTTACGGTTCCATCTGGTGAAGGCGGGAAATATTTTGTTTACGCCGACATTACTTTCCATTCATCGCATGGTGATGGAGACATTGTTCAACTAGAAACAAATGTAAAGAAAAATGGTTCTACTGCAATCAATGCAGAGTTCAAACCCAACGGTTCCTACGGTGGACAAACCATCACTTTACCTTGCCAAGCCATCTTAATTTTATCTGCGGCTGATTATCTTGAGTTAAACGGATACTACGACAACGTACAGGGTAGTAGTTATACAAACATCAAGGCGGCGACTCTTGGCGCATACAAGTTGATAGGGATTTAGGATGACTAGAACAACCATACGCTCAGAAGACATCACAGCCGGTGCTGTTAATACATCAGGACTTGAAGATGACATCGCAATCCTTGGATTTAAAGTAGCGGCTAACGGATCATTAGGTAAGTACGATCTTGTAGATCAAACCATAGATGCTTTTGAAGATGCTTCTGGTATTGATGCCAGTACGTCAACTGGTGAAATAAGGAACGACTCTAACTATTACTCTGGCGTTTCTCTGGGCACTTATTCCACCGATGCGTTTACTTCGACTGGCGCATCTACATGGACTTGCCCTGCTGATACACAACAGGCAGAAGTTCTTATCGTCGGCGGCGGAGCCGGTGGTGGTAATCACTATTACGGTGGTGGTGGTGGTGCGGGGGGCGTTGTTCACGATACAGATTACGCTGTTGTTGCGGGAACTGTTTACGATATTACTGTAGGCGCGGGCGGAGCAGCCGTGAACTCAGGTTCCGATTCAGTTTGGAACGTTAATGCGGAAGGTTCTGGCATTACTATGACCGCTGACGGCGGGGGTCGTGGAGGAGAACACGATGCCGGGGTAAGTGGCGGATCAGGAGGCGGTGGATCGGGTTATAGTATTCCAAATGCAGGCGGTTCATCTTCTCAAACTTCTCCAACCGGGGCGACAGGTTATGGCAACGCCGGAGGTGGTAGCGGATCAAACCAAGGCGGTGCTGGCGGTGGTGGTGCTAATGCGGTGGGGCAAGACTCTCCCGGAACAAATAATGAAGATGGTGGCTATGGTGGTGCGGGTAAATTATTTTCGAACTTTACTGCCTACGGAACTACATCAGGAAATGTAGCCTCATCAGGAAGTGACGGTGGTTACTTTGGTGGGGGCGGAGGAGGCGGTGGCTATCCCGGTGATAACTCAAACCAAGGTGGAGCCGGAGGTGTAGGTGGCGGAGGTAAGGGCGGTAAATCATACGATACCGGTTCTACTTATCAATCAGTTGCAGGGATGGCTAACACAGGCGGTGGTGGTGGCGGTGGTTCTGGTTCCTCATCATTTGCCGGAGCAGCCGGAGGATCGGGTGTTGTTTTAATTCGCCATCGTACAGAAGCCTACAACAACATGACTTTGGTTTCTAACGCAACGACGGCAGAAGCCACTCCAACATCAGGCGACATCGTTATGACCTACAGCGATGGCGCGGGTACTGCAAGCATTGGCGATGGGACTGACGGCGACATTCGTGCTTACGTTTCCAGAGACGGCGGCACAACTTACACGCAAGCCACTCTCTCATCTGAAGGAACTACTGGTGGTCACACCATCCTGACCGCGCACAACGTAGACATCTCATCTCAACCATCAGGAACCTCAATGAGATACAAAATTGAAACGCTGAATCAATCAGCAAGCAAAGAAACACGCATACAAGCCGTGTCATTGGGGTGGTCGTAATGGCAATAACTA